ATTGATAAGGAAGCGTTCGAAGCAGCAGTCGCAGCTGCAGTTGCGAAAACTGTCAACAAAGACTAATATAAAGTGACACCTACTTAGTGGTGTGACTACGGTGAGAGCGCCGTACCAATTTTTAAAATATGGAGAGTGTTGGCACCTACGAACGCGGGAGTGGTTTCCCCAAGTCTAACCAGCTTTAAGTAGGAACTCGCCGCTCTCCTTTATTATGGAGAAAACATGTACGTATTAAGAACTGCACGTAGAAAAGTACCAGTTTGTCAGTCAGAAAATGCCGATTTCGTACTAGAACAAGGTGAAATTAGAGCTGATAAATATGGTGAAGAAAAATACGAAATACTAGATTGTGTAGGAGGAGAAGTTTACAGTGTTGAGAGTTTCAAGGCAAGACATAGAGATGAACCAGATTCAACAGTTCGAGAATCCGTTTCTGAAGATTCCGATCTCTCCTTATATGCAGCTATTGGGGATAAATCCGAACCGTCCACAGACAGCTCTGATTAATGCAATAAACAATCCTAAGTATAGGTTTGTAACTGCCTGTTTATCTCGACGAGTAGGCAAAACATATATTTCCAATATAATAGGCCAACTTGTCGCACTTTACCCAGGCACTACTATGTTAATTATTGCTCCTGACTACTCGCTAGCGTCGATTAGTTGGGATTTACAGCGAAGTCTACTTGGTAAATTCGATATTGAGAAGAAACGAGACAATGCTAAAGATCGTGTAATTGAATTAAATAATGGTAGTATGATCCGCGTAGCATCTGTTCAACGAGTAGATAGTGCTGTAGGACGTTCGTATGACTTAATTATATTTGATGAGGCTGCTCTTAATGATGAAGGTGGACAAGCATTTAATGTTGCGCTTCGTCCGACACTTGACAAGATGGAGTCAAAATGTATTTTTATTTCTACTCCTCGTGGTGACAATTGGTTTAGGGAGTTCTTTGATCGTGGGTTTAGCGATGACCCTTCAATGGCTGACTGGGTAAGTATTCATGCTGATTGGCGTGAGAATCCGCGCGCAACAGAAGAAGATATAGCCCGCGCTAGAGCCACTATGTCAAAGGCAGAGTTTGAGCAAGAATACCTTGCTAACTTTGTAACCTTCGAAGGTCAGATTTGGGGATTACCTGACGAAGCTATTCAAGACCTTACTAAGGTAAAGAACCTAATATTAGAATACCCTCATCGCTTTGATAAGATAGCTGGTCTCGATATTGGATTTAGAGACTTTACCGCAATGGCTGTAATTGGAGTAGAAGAAATAGTTGCTGGTGAATTAGAAGGATTAAATAGATATTATATACTAGAAGAGTATTTTGATCATAAGAAATCAACTGAAGATCACGCAGCAGCTGTATATAAGTTACAGCAAAAATGGGATATCGACTTTATATTTATTGATAGTGCTGCCGCACAGACTAGGTATGATTTAGCAGCAATGTATGATATTGCTACTATTAATGCTAAAAAGTCTGTACCAGACGGAATTGGATCTGTTGGAGCAGTTGTTGAAAGTGGGAGACTACTAGTAGATGAAAACTGTTTCGAAGTTATTCACGCTATGCGAAACTACAAATGGAAAGGACAAGCACTTGACGGAGTCTGGAACATTGAAACACAAAAACCTGAACACAACCGAGCTAGTCATATGGCAGACGCTATACGCTATGCGATCTATACGTATGAGCAAGGAGCGGGCGGAGTTATGTAATCCCGCATTAGTCGAAAAGAATAATAAAGATAAGTAATATTAATTCTTGACAATGTCCTCAAAATTTGTTATCATATAAAAAGTAGGATATAAAAGAAAAAACTTACTATTTTAGCCCCGTTCGATCTGCCGCATTGAACGGAGCTTTTCTGCGTTTACAGGGAAGATATATGAGCAACTTAAAACGCTTAGAAGTAAAATATGTCCGAGATCGCGCAAAGTCGCGCTATAAGAAGGGCGAGGACTGCGAAATCTGTGGCACAACCGAAGAATTACAGTTTCATCATTTTTATACTGTAGACTTGCTTTGGAATCAGTGGAAAAAGCTACACGGTATTATAATAAAAGATGTAGATGATATTATGGCTGTACGGGATGACTTTATAGCAGAGCACGAACAAGAACTGTATGAAGAAACAGCCACGTTATGCAAACATTGTCATAATAATCGTTTACATAGAATTTATGGACAAAAGCCGTCTTTAGCGACCGCAGAGAAACAAAAGCGATGGTTACTAAAACAAAGGGAAAAGTTTTATGGGAAAGATTAGCGATTGGTGGTACAATGTTAAGATGAATCGCGCCCAACCCTCCATTCAAATGGATGAAGGAGAAACAAAAGACAGTACTAGACGCGACTATTACTTTAAAAGAGCATATGATCGTTTAGAGGTTATTCGTAGAGGTACTGACTTAATAATCGATTCAGCTTCTGAAATTAATTTTTCAGTAATGGAACCAATTACCACTATAGATTCACAATATTTAAATCCAAATTCTGGAAATCCAGAGATGGTAAGAAAAAAGAGAGTAAACACTCTACTAAACTTCCAGGCAAATCCAGAAGTAGATTTAAATCAGTTTCGTCGTGAAGTATATATGGATATGATTATCAATGGTAATGCATTTGTTTACTTTGATGGTGCATATTTATATCACATGCCTGCTCACTTAATGGAAGTTAAGACAGGCAAAAAACAACGAATCGATTACTATTTATATGATGGTAAGACGAGGTTCAGTAGAGACGAAATTATACATATTAAAGAGAACGCCGCAGATAGTATCTATCAAGGTGTTTCTCGATTGTTCTGTTGTCAAAGAAGTATTAACACACTTGATTTAATGTTAAACTTTCAAGATTTATTCTTTGAAAACGGAGCAGTCCCAGGACTAGTACTAACAACTCCTAATATTCTCAGTGCAAAGATCAAACAAAGAATACTAGAGAACTGGAGACGTTCTTACAGTCCAAAAGCGGGAGCGCGTCGTCCTTTAATTCTTGACGGGGATTTTAAGGTTAACCCCTTATCAGAAATTAAATGGCGTGAACTAGACTTTGAGACATCTGTAGATGGCCATGAGGTCAAGATTCTTAAAGCATTAGGCGTGCCTCCGATACTTTTAAATTCCGGAAATAATGCTAACCTTACACCAAACTTAAAGTTATTTTATTTAACAACCGTACTACCTCTAGTAAACAAATTTGTATCTGCATTAGAAACTTATTTCGCGTATGATATGAAGCCTGATACGGTAGGAGTTGCAGCTCTTGCTCCCGAGATTCGGGATCAGACTACACAACTTACTAGCCTGGTTAATACTGGAATCATTACAATCAATGAAGCTAGAGAACAATTGAGAATGGATCCAGCAGAGGACGAACATGCAGATGAGTTAAGAATACCTGCTAATATAGCAGGATCTGCAGTAGATCCTAGTCAGGGAGGTAGACCATCAGGATCATCTGATGAAGATGATTCAGGTGTGGAGGAAAAACCTAAACCCGAGGAACAAGGTGAAGATGAAAATTAATGATCCTAAACTTGAGAAAAAAGTTTTTTCTTTCGACACTGCACTTACATTTAAGAAAGCTGAACCTGACGATGATGATTCCCCATTGATCATTGAAGGTAGAGCAAGTACTAAAGACATGGATCGTATGAGAGATGTTATCGATCCAAAAGCGTGGGAGAACGGCGAGGCGTTAAAAGCGTATAAGAATAATCCAATTATTTTAGCTTTTCATCGTCACGACAAGCCTATTGGCAAGGCGACAGAAGTTAAGCCTACTAAAGATGGCTTAAGTATTCGCGCAATGATTAGTAAGTCAGCAACAGAAGTCTATTCTCTTATTCAAGAAGGTATTCTTAAAGCCTTTAGTGTAGGCTTCATAGCGAAAGACATGGACTACGATGTCGATAACGATGTTTTTAATATCAAAGACGTAGAATTAGTCGAAATTAGTGTTGTATCTGTTCCTGCGAACCCATATACTACATTTAGTGTAAGTAAAAGCTTTGACAACCCAAGAGAATTTGAAGCTTTTAAGAAATCATTTATCGAAGAAGATAAAGAAGATAACCCTAAAACTATTGAGGAGAAAAATCTAATGGAAAAGAGTGAAAAGACAAGCACTCCTTCAATCGATGTAGATTCCTTAACTTCATCTGTCGCTCAGACAGTAATGAAGGCATTAGAAGAGCGTGAAGCAGCGAAGGAAGCAGCACGCAAAGAACAAGAGGCTCGTGATATTGAGGTTAAGACCGCAGCAGAGCGTCTAGTAGCTGATGCCACCGCAGAAATCCAGAAGAAATTCGAGGAAGATCGCGAAGTACAGCTTAGTGAAGTTACTACTAAGTTTAAGTCTGAGTTAGAAGAGAAGCAGAAAGAGATCGAAGAAATGCGTCGCGCTATGAAGGCCAATAAGATGCATTATGGATCCGATTCTAGCGAAGATAATCTATCTATCGAAGATAAGGATAATGCTGTTCTAATGGCTAAGTTATTTAACAAGCCTATCGATGGAACAAAATATTTTAAGACTTTGATTACAAAGTCTGGACGTGAGCACTGGGAATCCGGTACTCTAGATGGTTGGGAAGAAGAGTTCTCTACTCGTGTACATAACGAGATGCGTGAGAACCTAGTTGTAGAAAATCTATTTACTAGTTTCCCAATGAGTACTCCTACTATGCATATGCCTGTAAATCCAGAAGCAGGATACGCAGAGTGGATTCCAGAGTCTAGCTTCCGTTCTAGTCTACCAACTGGTCAGGAAAGCCCTGGATCTGGTGAAGTTTCTTCTACCGGTGACGCAGTTGACCACCAGTTGAAAGAAAACACAATCACCGCTTACAAGCTAGCAACTAAGGAATTCCTTGGTTACGAAGAAGAAGAAGATAGCATTGTTGCTCTTCTACCTATCATTCGTGATGCTATGGCACGTCGTATGGCTAAGACCGCCGACCGTGCACTTCTACGTGGTGACGGTACTACTGACCTAATTACTGGTCTAACCGGCCTAGGTGCTAGTGTAACTGATGTTGAATTTAGCGTCTCTTCCCCAAGCAGTTCTACTGTAGGAAGTGTTGCTTATAATGACTTCATTACTGCACGTAAGAATCTAGGTGTACATGGTGATGATCCTAGTGCTCTAGTGTGGATTGTATCCCCTGCACTATATTATCATCTATTAAGCACAACCTTCCAAGATCAGTTCCTAACAATGGACAAGATCGGAGATCGTGCTACAGTGCTTGATGGACAGATTGGAAGTATTGCTGGAACACCAGTAGTAATGTCCCGTATGTTCGATAACACAAATATTGAAACACCTGCTGCTGGTACAGCATTCGGTGTACTATGTCGCCCAACAAACTTCTTGAAGGGTGAGCTACGTTCTATGAGAGTAGAGTCTGACACAGACGTATTCAACCAGAAGCGTGGTTATGTAGCAACTCGTCGTTTTGGATTCAAGGATCTAGACGTGGGTTACGGTGTTGTTAAGTTTGCTTTCACTAGCGCTTAATAACTAATCAATAATGGGGGAGGGCAATCCTCCCCCTTATTTTGAGGAAATATTATGGATTTGGTAGAATTAGACGATTATAAAGAGTATAAGCAATTAACTAGTGTTGAACAAGATGCTAATAGAACTGCTTTAATTACTTATATATCTGCATTAGTAGAAAACTATTGTAATAGAAAATTTTTAGAGTATGCTTCAAGTCCTGGAATTATTGAGTATTATAGTGCATT